ATGGCATTACAATCGTATAAACCGGCCAAATACGCCAACCGACCGCCTAATGAGGCGGGGGATATGGGTATTGGTGGTACCAATCGTTCACCTGCATTAACTCCGGCTCGCGTAGATGTGTTGAAACCCAACGCTACTGTGGTAAGGTACTCACGTCCTCGCACTCGTACGCCTGTTTTCCCATCTTTAACGTAATGTTGTTCCTCAGCCGCAACAGCGGATAAGACACCACCCATAGCGATTGGTGCTTGAACATTACTTAGACGGGTAACAAGGTGCGACTGCTGGGCTAAGCGCCCATCACACATGTATGTCATTGTTGGTTTCGATTTCAAAGAAGTCCCTCGAGAAACTCCACTGCGACTGGGGCTACCTGTATTAGCACGGGGGCTATTTTTAGGAACGTTTCCAGCCACGAGTTGTCCTCGTTGACGGTTGAAGGTGGCATCTTTTCGAGCGCCGATACCGTTTGGTATAGGACTTGCTCGAATTGGCGGCGGTTGTTTGGCGTCGATTTCTGCTCGTATAATCTTGCTGACTGTTCGAGTCGCTGTCGGCCGTGGTTGGGCTTGCTTCTGGTACGTTTGGGTTTTCTTGGCATGCATGAAATAATCATAGGCTCCTACCAAGTGTAACGGGTCAGAATACCCCCGATACTGTATGTTACCATAAGTGTTGTAAAGCGCCGGACAATCGGCTGCTGTGTTTGGTAACACTACCACAAGTTTTTCAGCATTGAGGTCTCTAAGTTCAGACCAAATATTCTTATCTGCGGGTATAGGTAAACATCCATTGTCAGTTAATACATACGCACCTTGTGATTGCGGTGTGTGGTAATTGAAGACTGCGTCAGCAACATCCACATCACTCTCAAGCAAAATGTGGGCACATTGTGGTGAGCAGTATGCGCTACCGCATCTGCCACAACAAATAACCACGGGTGACTGGTGTATAGGACATGAACACATATCACAAAGCCCATCTACCAAATTACAAGTACCATAAAGGGTTGAAAAATGGTTGTAGTATAAGTGAATGGCCATAACTAACATTATGGAGCCTAACTCCTTACCTGAACACGCCTCAAAGAGGTAATACAACACGAACAGTGTAAGGTGCCGAGACAAGTGCAACATGGCTTGATCCATGGCGTGTCCACGTAGTGTGCTTTCCAAAATCGATAACAACATACGGTAGCCGAGGCCAAAGCCAAAGCCAACACGTATCATCAGTAGCATTAGGAAATCTTCCACTAGCGGGAACCACCAAATTGGATAAAGGGACAAAGTACCACTAACGGCGGGAGCCGTGCCATTGGTGTCGGGTAATGTGAGGGTGATAGTCGGTAATATCACTTCCACGCCCGCAGGTTTGTCTGCTGCAATGCTGGGTGGCGAGCTTGCTGGCTTGCCACCCTTACCAGGCGGGATAGCGCCCTTGTTACTATCACGTTGGGGCCCTTTTGAGGCGCCACCGGATGGTTTGGGTTTTTCCCCACGAGGGGGCTTTGCCTTGTCCGCTATTCGCGGCGAACCCTTAACCGGTTCTTTCTTGGCGTTTGGTTTAGGTGTGTTAGCCTTAAGCTTCTTCTTATCCTTGTCAGGAAACTTAGACGCGACCTTAGTTGAAGTTGTGGGTTTGATATTCAAATAATTACACATCTCCACAGCTAAAGCCTTTGGGTCTACAGAAGCACTAATACAATACGGTTTCAACAACTGGTCTTCGAGATGACAGTCAGTGCATGGGCACCCGGACAAGCCAGATTTCTCCCATACACAGCCTCGAACGCGTGAATTGTAATAAAACATTGTCTCATTCAACGCAGCAGATGAGTAATCGAAACAAGAACCGTCTTGATTAACCAACAGTCTAAACTCGTTGGAAACCATAGTCGTCCATGGTTGCAATAACACCACCCCGCCAGGCAGTCTAATCACCGTATCTTCAAAGGGCACTCGTACCTTCACCAAATGATAACAGTTAACCTCAGTTATCCTGTGGGACAAAGTTAAGTGATCTAACACCCCTTGGTCGCGCACCCGCAAACCAGTGGGTGACCCCATGTCGTAGTCATCGCTCATGTCATTGATGACTAAAGATTCATGATCCAGCCCAAATTGCGTTAAATCCTCGGGTCCTCTGACTTCCATTATGCAAGTCTGGATACCCAATGATTGTAGTGCGGGCATTGGAACACGATCGACGCAACAACTGCGTATCTTGGGGAAGGTCAGTAACAGTAAACGAAGATGACTGCCATTTAGGCTATTTGCACCTAGGTAAACCACTTTGCAGTCCAAATCTCTGGGTGATTTGAGTGCAGGTCGCTTCCGTCGCAACGTTTCCCATAGTTTCGTAAGAGCTGCGACCTCGACACAGAACAACTTGCGTTGTCCGTCGTGTATATCCGGAGCAGTAAAGCTGGGGGCCCAAGTTCTACGATAGTTGGTAAATGACGTTGGAGTGAGTCTTGTGTTGTGTAACGCGTTGAACGAACTCATTGTGGTTTGGCCAATGTGAGTCTTCGCTGGATGGACGGGCAAAGCCGGCACAATCACAACGTCTCCAGACACGGTCCCTACCAACAAATCGATGTCAACTGGGTTACAGACGCGGGTTTCGTCACACCACTCAAACTCAAGTAATGGTTGCATTGCCCATTCAAAACGTGAGTCCGAGTGTTGTGCTAATTTCGCGCGTGATGTCATGACCTCTTCCAAACTCCTAAGCCTGTCCATAAACAGACTATAATCGAAGTCAGGAAGTTGTTCCCCCAAATACTGCATCATCCATTCACCACGTTGGGCTACTGAATTAGGCCTGAATGAGTATGAGGCATCGGGTAACTCTGCCGTAGTACCACACAAACGTGCTATACGTACTATGGTGGCTGTTAAATCACCTAAAATGGGAGTGTGTGCGTCAGATACTTGAAATGATAAACTCTTCTCAAGCAGTCTAGTTGCTGCAGTTGCATGGCGTTGAGAGCCGTGGCTAAGATGGAATTTGGCCGCTTGCCGTTTTATATCGCAGATTGAATCTGGACAACCATCCCACACCGCAGGGGAGAAGAATCTGCTGAGGAAATTGGGTAATCTACCGTTTTCCCGAGTGCAAACCTCTTCCGTAATCTTAAAGCCTAAGGATTCAGCAGTGTCGATGAATAGGGGCATATCAATATCACCCACGATACCGTCGTCACCACCGGCCATAGTCTTGGCACACAAGTATTCGTAAGCCTCGCTGGGTGACATGCCCATGCGTCTAGCTGTACAAAACTTAGCGAAATTGTTTTGGAATGAATTACCGTTGCTGGTATTCATGCCACCTGAGAATCTGGCCCACTCACCTTCATAATAAAGTAAGTCCTCCTTGTTGACTCGCATGGCAACAGGTCGATTAGTCTGACTCTGCATGAGCCGTTTCACAGTTGGCTGATGGCGTTCTGAGAACATAGCCCCCATGAACACCTGCTCGCCAGTCTGTGTGACTTCAGTGTGTGTGCCGTCGAATCTAACATAATCAGAAAGCGCAATGCGCTTACTGATTGAACAGATACGCGAAATGTTGTCTGACACTTCGTCGGGTGGTTTGCCGAATGCATACCAAGGCATCAATTTCATGACCTCGGCAACGGCGTAGACATACATAGCCAAATCCATCTTCGTTTTCTTGCCAAACATATGTATGACACGCAACGGTTTTGGACTGGGCATTGGTTCGTCTTTACCTATGGATTGAACGCGCTCATCCTCGTCCCCAGCGCGCACGGCAGCCATAGCTGCACGTTTTCCTGGGGTCTTTTGGAGTTCCTCAATCATCTCCGGGGTCCAAGGTTCCAAAGGGAAACTGACTCCGCGTGATTCAGCAAATCGCTTAAACTCATCAATGTACTCTGTGAGGTATTGGGTGTACCACTCTGGTTGCCTAATACCACGGTTGGCAAATTTACTAATACGTTCATAAACCCCATGTTTAGCTCCGGCCAACGTGTTGGCTAGTGCTAATGATGGGTCAATAAGAGGGTGCATTAGTGCCTCTTGCTTCACTTTTACTGGAGCGCTAGTCTCGGGTGTGTACCACGATACCAATGGGTTGGTGGTTGTCACTTTTGACATTGCGTCATTGCATACCTTAACAATGCGACCAATAATTTCCGAGGTGAAATATTTTGGTTGTTTTGATCCTTCGCGGGACACCGAATATGGTGGTAAACCATCTTTATTACGGCGTGCCTCGGCTAGGAACTCATTGTAAGTTTCATAGGCGAAGTTAGCTGATTGCATTTCACCGACTTTTGACAAAGAAACATCCATGCCATCAGTGCGTTTTATCAACATTTTAACTATCCCTGCTTCCACAGGTGCGAACCTTGTGAGTATATTCTTGGCCACTAGCCATGAATTGAAGATAGCAAATAACCCTTGGTACGACACAAATGGTACTAATAGTATCATTTGTCTGTCGGCCCCAGTGGTTATTCTCTCGACATAGTACTCACGGACCACCCACTTGAATGGGTTGTTTCCAAAACAGGAAACCGCAATCCTATCGGAGGAATAATCCCAGAGCGGATGTTTATACTTGGCGCCGCCAGATACAATCTGGACCACATTGTTTTCAGCATCGAAATAAAAGCTGTATTCCCCTTTTGTCGCACCAGCAGACTCAGGTACAAATGTATTGAGTATGATAGGTACGTCAGCGGGTAACGCAGTCAAAAATTCATGCATATCAACATAGT